CGGTTATACTGAAGTCGGCGGAGTCGCCGAAGTTGATAATGTCACCGTCGCCCATCCTGACATCGTAGGCGTCGAATATCACAATATCAGCCGAAGCGTCATACACAACCGTCGAGGCCGTCGTTCCGAAGATTCTCAAGTCCGTGGTGTTTGTAGCATTACCGAGGTTGATACTCTGGTCGTCGGTGGTCTGGGTTGGATAAAACAACAGGGTCTCGTCAGTTGCGTTGTCTATCGTCCAGTCTACGGTGCCTGCGTCGTTCTCAATCTCGATCTGAGTATCGGAACTCAGGTGGAGGTCTGAAAGCTCAAATTCGAGCTGGTCGTTAGCCTCGGACCATTTGAGCCACGTAGACGCCGTTTCGCTGTAGAAAAACACATCTCCACCGCCACCGTCCACACCAAAGGCAATCTCAAGGTCGTCAAACAGAATATCGAGGTCGCTTCCAGCAGCATTAAAGGCGAAAGACATATCATCGCTGGTTCCAAACACTAACTTGGCACCATCCTGAAATTCCAACTGGTCGGCTGATGCGTCGTGGATGATGTTGTAGAGCGTACCAGTAAAGGTAACGTCTCCGGTAGTCGTCACAAGCCCTACGAGATTAGCCACACCGGCAATCGTCACGTTCCACGTATCGCCCGTACCCTGAATGTCATATCCGGCTGTACTGTCAATTTGGATACTCACCGCAGTCGAAGCGTTGGCGGAGTTGGCTATCGTAAAGGCGTCCAGATCATACGTAGAATCTTCGTGAACTATCGCCAAAGCTACGTTGTTGGAGCCGTCCGCAACCGTCAGAGTAACTGCGGAAGTGTCAACCGCAATAGAACTTCCTGCGTTATACGCACCGTCGAGACTCACACCGGAAGCGTCGGCAATCTCCACCCAATCAGTTGTCGAGTCGTAAACAAATAAGGCACCAGCCGTTGAGTCGTAATAAATCTGGCCTTCCAACAGCCCGGTTGTGGGTTCAGCGGACGGCGTGATCCTGAATACCGTACTGGTCCCTATCGTGTCCCGAAGATACTGATACAACTGTTCCGGGTTGGATGCGATGTCGTAACTGATATCGCTTTGAACGTATGCGGCGCTGGCAACAGTGAGGAACAATGTCCCTATAATGCTGACAATCGCCAGCCCTAATAGAACCTGCTTCATGGCAAGCCCCTTTCTTTTTGCGTCTTTCTTCGACGGAGGGCGTTTGCGTTCGCACCCTGCAAGTTCCTCCCGTAAAGCGTTCACTTCATTGACTGTTTCCTGCCGCAAGTCCGTAAGGGCTACGGCGACTCCTTCCGGCCTATCGACCTCGTCGAAGGCGTAAATTCGTGCTTTCATTATGTTTCCTTTCTACGCAACTTTAGGAAACGGCACATGAAGCCTCTTGTAGATGTCCTCGTCGAGAACCACACCGAACTTCGCGTCCTGCGGAGCGTCACCAACTACCTTGTAGTCGAACCTCGACTCAAAGCCGATGATTACAGACCGCTCCCCGATAACGCCGGGAGTGGGGTCTTTTCGCGTTCCGTGAACGGGAGTCTTTCCCGTGGGATTCTCAGGGTCTTCCGACTCGTCAATCAAGCACTGAGGAAGAACATGGATATATCTGTCGTAGAGATGGAACCTGTGAGTGCATCCCTTGTTGAACTCAATATCCGTGTTCTTATCCTCGGTGCGATTGTAGTAGACGGCATAGACCTTCTTCGAGTTGGCAATGGCGATGGTCTCAGGCGAAGGTTTCGCTTTCGTTGCCGGGTCGAGGGACAGCAAACGCACTACGTCTTTCTTGCGCTCCGCCGCCGCCCTATCCTTCAACTCAAGCTCTTTCTTGTACTGAGCAACCTTAATCTCGTCTTCGACCTTCACTCTTGCCTTAACGCCTAAATTCGGCGGACAATCCACCTCAAGCTTCCTGGCCGCTTCTCGTAACTGTTTGTCGTCCATGTCACTAACGTTCATGGTCTTCTCCTAAAAAGGTTTACATTCCCTTGATACCGCCGGGCCAGCCGGTAACGTCGCCGTGGTCGATAACTTCGTCCGCCAGGATAGCAAGGTAATACCACTCCTCGCCGTCCACCTGGATGTCGTTACAAACCAGGAAGCCCTGGTAGCCACCTACTGAAGTCGGTACGTCTGTGACCTTCTGCCAATAAGTTCCATTGTCAGAAACCGAAATGGCTTCAGGTGCAGACGGCCATACCGGCTCTGTAGTGTTGGTTGTCCCTGCTGTGACGCACTCGAAGATGCACGACATGTCAACGATAAGGCCGTTGTCGTCCACGCCTGTCTTTGTGGCCCTGACGTAATCGCCATGCGCCGTCGCAGACCGGGCCTCATAAGCAGTGCTCAAGACCCAGTCGGCAATCGCAGCTCCGGCAGAAACGTCGCCATAAGGCGCTTGAACGCCCGTGTCGTACCCGTTAAAGCCTGCGGCCTCGGTCATCTTCGACAACACGCCGGCACCGTCGTCTGCAACGCCAGCAGTAGTCTCAGCCGCTTCCATTTCCGCTCCCCACCAGTAGTAGAGAAGTTCGGTGGATGCCCCGAAGTTGAGGCCCAAGAGGAAGTCTGGAACGAAACCACAGGGGATATACACGTCGGAGCCGTCAGGCTCCCAATGTCCTGTTACTATTCTAGACATATTTTGTCTCCTTAGACTGTATGGATCATGTTGTGCATCAGAAGTTCGTTAAGAACTTTAGCTGCATACCACACGTTCCAGCCCACGGTTGACCACCTGCCAAGAGGTGAAGTACCCGGCGTCTGAATCAACGGAGAATCGCCGGCACGGAGTTTGATGTTGCCAAAGGCACCCTGACCCAGGATGGTGGCGTAGTAATTACTACCACTGGTATAGCCGTTGTTGGTCAACAGCCACCGGACCATTCCAGTCTGTCCCCACTCAAACGGATAAGGCGTGGTGTTGGCGTAGTTCTTAATCGACAGGAACCCGCTAACGTTCTGAAGCCGTATCATCGCAGCCGTGTGAGCGATACCGATAAAGGCTGGGAGCTGGGGACTTGTGCCCTGCCCCGTAGACGCACCAACCATCCCGGTAATGGGTTCGGCACCATCGCTGTAAAGAGTCTTGGTGATAGTGTCGATATCGGTCTTGTTCGGCAGAGTCGCCGTACCGGACCCGTTGGAACAGGTCGTGGTAGAGGCGCCTCCGGCAATGACGTTTCGGCATAAGGTGTCAATCGTCAACTGAATCTGCTTGGAAAGCCGCTCGGTAATCTGGGCCTGAGTTCCTTTCAAACCCGTCATCTTGAGCTTGCTCGACAGTTGCATCCAGGCTCCATACTCCTGAAGCTGGACCGAAAGGTCTGAGCGAGTAGCCAGAATAGGATTCGGGTCTTCCGTCTCAACGAGAGGAGTGGTCTGTGCCAACATGGCACTCCACCGAATCCACTTCATCGTATCGCCTTCGTTTTGTGGCAACGTCGCATCTTGCCCCCAGCGTGCATGGACGATGAACTTGTCAATCGTCTTCAGCGCCTGCTTTTGCAGGTAGATATTTACGCCATGCGGGGCCTGCGTAGTTGTCATTACGCTTTTGTTAGCCATTATATCTCCTAATCGAACTCACCAGCTTTCATCCGTTCCCAGTAAGCTTCGCCTTCAGGAGTGTTGGGGTCGGGAGGACCGCCCGCGACAGCGCCGCCACCGCCCGCCGACAGGGGTGATGTCACACCTGTCTTCGCAGCGATTGCCGCTTGTTGTTCTGCATTAGCCGCCGCCGCCGCCCTCAGAGTATTTAACTCGGCATTAGTCTCAGAGATTTGCTTCTGAGCCGCCGCCTGCATATAAAGAACCTGAAGAGCCGCGCTGTTACCCTGACCGGCAGCCGCCTGAAGTTGATAAAGGGAAGGATTCGCCTGAAGAGCCTTCTGTAAGTGTTCACTCGGTTGTAACGCCCCGGTTCCCACTCCCTGACCTACGATCTGGGCGGTATCGGGATGTTGACTTAAAAACATGCTGTACTGCATCTGCTGAGACTGATGAGCAGCCATCGCTCGGACCTGACCGGCGGTGAGATATTCGTCGTCCGCTATCTGAGGTTCGGGGTTCTGCTGCGTCATAAACTGTTGGCGAATCATCGCAGCCTGCTGCTCCGCCGCCTGGCGGGCCTGCCGCTCGGCTTCCAGCCTTGCCTCGGCCTCTTGCCGCTTCTTCGTCTCGGCCATTACAGCTTCAATGGATACAGTCTTTGGCTCAGCGTCACCCTGAGCGTCATCGTTGACCGATTCCTGAGCGCCACCCTCAGGGATTTGATTGGCCGCTTCGTCCTGAACGCCACCTTCAGGGATTTGGTTGGCCGCTTCGTCCTCTTGCTTCATCTTGTTTTCCTTTCTCAAAAAAAAAGACCCCAGCTTGCTCGCATGAGCTTGCTGAGGTCTCGTCAGAGTCACCTCTATTTACGTTAAATTGTCTTTACAGTCTTATTGTTTCCCTACA